GTTGGGCGCACTGTCGTTAATTTTGCGTGAATTAGCTGGCAAGGTTAGGGAACCACTTAGGTTCCTTCCGTTCCCGACCCCTTCCGTTCCGTTCCTTTGACATTCCTCGGAAGCCATGAGGAAATCCCGCCATGAATCCGCCCTGATTGAGGAATGTGCAAAGTTTCACTCCGTCTCCGTCCGTGCCGTTCGGAACTGGCGCAATTCCGACGACCCCCGTTGGCGCGATTTCTTAAGGTCTCGTGCACAGGATTCGCAGTTTTCCTTTGCACGTCCCGAGGCCAGTGCCAAGCCCATGACCCCGGAGGAAACCGAGCAGGCCGCTGCCGTGCGCCATGCGAGGCTTTCGCTTCTCTGTGATCAGGCGGAATCCCGTGGTGACATCAACTCCCTACCGACTCTGCTGAAATCTTCCATCGAGGCCCACAAGCTTTGGGCCTCCGTCTCTGAGAATAACCTGAAAATCGCCACGGCAGCCGGTCGCCTTGTGGATGTTTCCAAGGTTTCCGAATTTATCCTGGGGAATATGGCAATGGCCAAGCAGTTGATGGAGAACCTTCCCGATGTCCTTGCGGCTCGGATCGAATCCCATGTTGATGTCGTAGGAATTGTCAGAGAAGAGGTGGTCGCCATCCTCCGCGAGCTTGCCAGTGCTTCGGCATCGGCTCCGTGGATTACAAAAACCCCAGCCACCGATGTCACCGGCACTCCAGAGGCTTGAGTCGGATCTCGCCTCGATGTGGGAGCCGAAGGACCGTGTCGATCCTCTGACATGGGCCGAGAGGGAGATCGTTCTGGATCCGCGCTTCTCCCCGCGCCCAGGACGATTCTCCTGTGATTTTACGCCGTACCTACGTCAGCTCCACCTTTGGTTTGGAGATCGCACAATCCGGCAGATCACCTTTGTGAAAAGCGCCCAGATCGGAGGGACCACCCTGCTGGCCAATCTCATCCAATACGCCGTCGCCGAAGATCCGGGACCGGTGCTTTATGTCACCTCGACGGCTGAGAATGCCAAAAGCTGGAGCGAACGTGAGCTGATCCCGCGTGTCCGGTCGTGCGCTGCGCTGCGTCCATTCATGCCAGAGGATCCCGATCTCTTTAAGAAAACCGAAATGCAGTTCAAGAGCTGCACGGTCAAGCTGGTCGGGTCAAACTCCGAAGCCAATCTTGCCTCGCGCCCCACCCGATACCTTTTCTGTGACGAGGTGGACAAGTGGCCGGACGCCTCCGCTACGGAAGCTCCTTCCCTTGAACTGGCGATCGCCCGCACCAATTTTTACCGGAACATCTGCAAGCGTGTCCTGGCATCGACTCCCACGGTCGAGACCTCGGCGATTTGGATGCAGTTCATGGCCGGTAGTCAGCACCGCTACCATGTTGCTTGCCGGTCCTGTGGATCAGAGCAGCATCTCGAGTTCGACCAGGTGCGGTGGTCGGATGAGCTTCGCCTTGCGGGAGGGGCATGGGATCTGGATGGCGTGGCAGATTCCGCCTGCTATCAGTGCCGGGAATGCGGAGAACTCTGGCCACAAGAGATCCAGAGGGATCTGGTGGCCTCCGGTCGTTGGATCGCTGGGAATCCCTTAGCTCCTCGGGATCATATCTCCTGCCATATTTCTGCGCTGTATTCGCCTCAGATGACCTGGGGAGAACTGGCCAAGCTGTTCCTCCAGAAGCAATCCACGCCCGGAGGCTTGCATGATTTTCGGAATACCTACGAAGGCCTTCCCTTTGAGAACCGCGCCGCGTCGGTGAGGGAAGAGGCGATCCTCGATCTGCGTACCGGCTACCGGCTGCGTGACATCCCTGATGAGGTCATGAGGGATGGATCTCCGGTGATCCTGACCTTGTGCGCCGATCCCGGAGAGAAAGCCACGCACTGGACCGTGGAAGCAAGGAATGACCAGGGAGAAAGCTGGGTCATCGATTACGGAACTGTCCTCTCGGTGGAGGATTTGATCTCATTGGATTTCTTAGCGGCCCGTCGCTATCAGTTACCGGGGGGAGGGGATGTGATCGGGATCACGGCGGGACTGATCGATTCCGGATTCCTGACCGAAAGGGTCTACGGAGTCTGTGCCAAGTCGGGCGGACTCTACTATCCATCGAAGGGATCCGAAAGCACTTTTGGAAACTACGCCGTGACATCCATCAAAGGGTTGAACCTCTTGCTCTACACCTACGGCGATTTTGCGTGGAAGACCCACCTTTATCTGGAACGCATCAAGAAGAAGCTCCCGCCCCGCCTTCACCTTCCCGAGGACATCGGTCGTGACTTTATCGATGGTCACTCCGGCCAGCAGATGCTGGAGAATAAGAACTCCCGAGTCTCTCCATTCTACTGGAAAAAAGTTGCCGCTGATCACTACGGGGATTGCTCTAAACTCCACTGCGTGGCCTGGGCAATCATGAGGAACAATTTCGGTCGCAAAGAACCGGATCCTGTAAAAGAAAACTGATCAGCATGGTTTGACTTGGCCGCGTTGGCATGAGCGTCAACACGGTCGACCACCAGAGGGTCTCTGGAATCAAAAGCTATCTCCGGTACAAAAGCCTGGAAGAGCTTCAGGTGCTTTCCGATGCCATATTCCTCTCCGCAACCGAGGAAGTCACGATCACCGGAACTGCCTCCGATGGAGGGTCGGCCAATGGGGAAGTGACTTTTCCCAAGTGGTTGTATCTGGAGATCGTAATGGATGTCCGCAAAGAGAAGGGTGACTATCCTGCCAACTCCGACGGCACGATCACCAGCCGCCAGCTTGGCACCCGTCCTGACTATTCTCGGACGTGGTCGGTGACCTGAGTCTTTCTTGGCCCGCGTGTCGGCCATATCGGTCGGCTCCATATGGCAAATGCCAGCGCGGGTAACCCCGCTTTGATTTCCGTTTGATTTTTGACAGGTGGCGGTCGGTATGACTGAGCGCAAATCAAACAGGGGCGGGTCACGCCCCGGAGCCGGACGCCCCAAGAAATCCGCAACCGATTTGGCCGCCTATGAGGCATCCTATCGGTTCAACCCGCAGCGGATGTGGATTTACTCCCCGACGCTGGACGCTCAGAAAGAACTTACTAGCGGAAGCAGATTGGAGCTTATTAAAAAAGCAACGTATTTGTATAACAATTCCGGTTTGGCCGGAGGTGCCGTGGACAAGATTGCCCGCCTTGTCGGACCGCTTCAGCCACAGGCTCGCACGATGGATGAGAAGTGGAACCGTCAGGCCGAGCAGGCTTTTGGTGACGCTTGCCGCAATGCAGCCTTTGGTGTGGATGTCGCGGGCTTTGTGAACTTTGATCAGGCCGTCCCACTTCTGGTTCGCCAGATGGCGATTGCCGGTGACGTATTCTGGCAGCGTATCACGTCCAGTTCTGGGCGCGGCCTCTTTCGTATTATCCCTGGAGAAAACGTAGGTTCCCCTGTTGGCAAAGAAGATGAGGGATTGGTGGACGGTGTTCAGGTTGGGAAGCTCGGAAAGCCAATCCGCTACCGGGTGCTGAAGGCTCCGGCATCTCAGGACTATAACGACGTCCGCGCCGAAGACATGGGAGGCCACGTCCGCCGCGCTTACCGCGTCGGGTACACCCGCGCACCAAGCTGGCTGGCCCGCGCCGCCAATACCCTTCAGGACATTGCCGAGTATCTCGCTTTTGAAAAGCAGTCGGCCAAGATCGGTGCCTCGATGGCCTTGGTGATTACCTCCCCTGAGGCCGGACAGATCGGACTCGGTTCTTCACTGGTCAAAGGTCAATCCACCAGCAGTCAGCAACCGATGACCGTGGATGCCTTGTCCAATGGTTCCATCATCCCGCAGCTCAAGCCCGGAGAAAAGGTTGAGAGCATTCTCAACAACCACCCCGCCGGGAACATGAGAGAGTTCCTTGGGACTCTCAAAGAAGAGATCAGTGTGGGCCTTGGATTTTCCAGCCAGTTCCTTTTTGATTCCACCGACGCCGGTGGGGCCAACCAACGCTGGATCTTGGAGGAAGCCGCTTCCGCGATTGATGAGATCCGCGACATCATCACTCAGAGTTTTGCCGCACCGTTCTGGAGGTTCTGGATCTGGAATGAGATCCAAGCCGGTCGGCTGCCGATGCCCAACGATGGAGAGGATTGGTGGAGGGTGGACTTTACGCCACCGGCCCGCCTCTCTGTGGATTTCGGCAGAGATGGTCGGCTGATGAGTGACCTCCTGCTCCGTGGTCAGATTTCGCCGCAGAGATATTACGCCCTTCAGGGTCTGGACGCCGACACGCAAGATGCCGACATCATTAGGTTCGCCGCACGTCGGAAGAAACTTGTGCAGCAGATCGCTGCCGAAGAGGGCGTGGAACTCACCACTTCGGAAGTCTTTCCGCCAGCACCCGGAACTCCGGTCTCTGTGGATCAGTCGGCATCGGATTCAGCTCCTGCGGTTTGACATCGGCAAAGAAAGCAATGTCCAAGGTCTCGTTATTTGCAACTGCTACCGATTCCCGTGTTGATGCGGAGGCCGGAGTGATCCGTGGCGTCCGGGTGATCACCAAGGGTGAAGCCAAGGGTCACAGTTTCCTCGGTGAGCCGATGATCATTGATGATCAGACCATTGCTGAAGTGGTAGCCGCCGCCGCCACCTTTCCCGATGGTGTGCCGGTCAAGCTGGCGCACGGCACCGACATCGAAGAGTTGATTGGCTCTATTCGCGACATTGTTTCCGATGGCGACTGCGTTCGCGGTGACCTCTATCTCCTCAAGAGTCACGAGAACTACGCGACCATCATTGAGATGGCCGAAACCATGCCCAGCAATTTTGGCATCTCCATTTCCTTCATGAATGCGCCGGAGGCCATCAATGGCAAAGACATGGAGCCGGATGGCGACGAGGACGATGTCTCTGGATCAATCAACCCTCAATACCAGGACGACATCGTGGCCTATGCCGCCCGCGTTTGTGAGCTTTACAGCGCGGATCTGGTCGCCAATCCCGCCACCGGCAACGGCAACGGACTTTTTTCCAACCCATCTATGAGTGAACCCACCACCCCAGAGGCTCCCGTCGAGGAGATCGCCGTGACCGCTGAAGAGGTGGTTACTGAACCCACCATCGATCCCGCCACAGAGGGTGCCGAAGTCGCACCAGAGGTGACCGAGGAACCCGCTTCCGAGATTAAGGAAGAGCTGGAGGTCAAGGGGCCTGAAGGCACACAGAACGATCCTGAAGGGGGCAAAGAGGTCAAGGGGCCTGAAGGCACACAGAATCTCCCCGAAGAAGTCAAGGTGGAGGCACCTACTCCTGCTAAAAAGGAAAAGGTTCCTGCACCCGCCGAGTTGTCCCGTTCATGGAATGCGGTCACCACCGAATTGGAGTCCACCCGGACAGAACTTTCCAAAATCCAGACCGAACTTTCCCGCGTTCAGAGCGATCTGGAAACGGCCAAAACCGAACTTTCCAAGCGCGACAGCGAGATGGTCGAGCTTCGTTTCCTCCACCGCAGCGTCCTCTCAGTAATGGGCCTTTCCGCATCCATTGAGATCCCTGAGATCGTCGAGGAGGCACCGGCCCTCTCTATCATCGAGCAATACGAGTCCATGTCTGCCGGACCAGAGCGTCTTTCATTTTTTCAAGCCAACCGACAAGAGATCGAGCGATCCATTGCCGCGAGGTTGAAGTAACCCCAACCCCAACCAACCAACACTATGGCTAACAGCTATTCCTCAGCCCTGGTCGTGGACACCGCAACAGCGGCAGCCGTGACCACGCTTCAGTCAAAATTGGCGGCCCTCAAGGCTTTCAATAGTGACTTCTCCAGTGACGTTGTGGCATCCGCCGCCCGTCGCACCATTCAGGTCGGTGTCGTCGGCAATGCCGCCGCCGCGCAGACCAATCCAACCTCCTTTGAGGCACAGGGTGACACCGTGACAGCAGCAGCTGTCTCGATGAATCACTACTCGGCCACATTTGGCCTCACCAGCGACCAGCTCAACAAGGGCTTCAAGCTGGAGAAGGTCATGACGGCCAACCTCCGCGCTCTGGCGAACTCGATCATTGACGCGGCCCTGACACCCCTCACCACGTCCGCCTACGGAACAGCCGCTTACAACACGGCGATCAGCACGGCGACCGGTGGTCAGTTGGGCAACACGCTCATCACGGCGGGTCTTCCTGCTCTGTATTCCGCCCTCAAGGACGGAACGGCAAAGAACCTCGTTCTGGACGGCAGCTACATTGCGTATCTGCTCCCGCAGACCGGATACAGCATTAACTGGGGCAACCAGGGCGCCTTCGGTTTTGATGGCGTGTTCATCAACAACCGCTGGACCGGAATCACCGGTGGCAGCGACGCCCTCCTTAATGGGACAACGAAAACAGTGAAGGGTTTTGCCGCTTCGCCAGAGGCTCTGGCTATGGCTTCCGCTATCCCGTACATCGACCCCGCCGTTGCTGGTCTCCTCCAGCAGAGCGAGGTGATCGAGATCGCTGATCTTGGTCTGTCCGTTCAGATGAACATCTGGGGATCGCTCTCCAGCCGTTCCCTCTACGGCAGCTTCGATGTGATCTTCGGTGCGGCCAAGGCCGACGGATCGGCCCTAAAGTTCATCACCGCCTAAGTCTCTTAGGTTCTCAAGCAAAGGCCGCTTCCTTCACGGGAGGCGGCCTTTCGCTTTTTGTGGCTTTTGACAGGCGCGGCTTCTCTGTGAACCGATCTTCGATTGCCGCTTTCCGAGTCCGTGCCGCCAACGTGGCCGCCGATGCGATGGGGACGCTGATCCAGCTCGGCACCGGAACGGCCTTTTATGCCCATGTCACGGTTCCACAGCCGACCATGTCGCTAGAGACCGGAGGCTTTAATACCGACAAATCCATCCGCGCTAGATGGCCGATGACCCGCGCCGCCCGTCCTGCGGTCGGAACCAAGCTCACCCTAGTTGAGGAAGGAGTCATCTACCGAGTGGAAACCTCCACCAGCCTTCCGGGATCACCTCTCTCGGCAGAGATCCTGATCACCGCCGTCCGCGAGTAAGCCATGAATCCTCTCGCCGTAGAATCTGCTCTCAAGTCCGCGCTGAATGCCTCGGCCTTCCCGACCACGACGATCTACACCGGCACCGACTACGAAGAACTCACGCCGGAGTCCCTGAATCTCATTGTCTCGGTGGACAGCTTCCAATCGGTTGGGATCGGCCTCTACACGGCCAAGGCGGTTGTTCGCGTCATGTCTCCGGCTCTCCTCGGAGAAACCTCCTATAACGAGTTTTCCGCCACGCTGGAGACGATCAAGAACGCATTGCTTCAGAGCTATCTGTTCGCCAACTGGCCATCCACCGACGCCCCAAACCTTGCCGGGGCGTATCTCAATTCCATTTCCACCAGTCGGGACAACCACGCCTGGACGGCGGAGATCCAACTGACCCTTGGAGTCAGGGACTGAAGAGCGATTTGACACCACTCAACCAAGTAACTCCCAACCACCTACCTTATGGCCGCAACTCTTCTCGGAACTTCAACTGGCACCAGCTTCGGCTGCACGGCTGAAACCGGCATCCTCATCAACTCGTTTTCCATCAACACCACCTCCGACAAGACAGAGGTCAAGGATGAGACGGGGAACGTGAAGCTCCTCGCTGTCACCAACCCCCGCGCCGCCATTTCGGTTTCCGGCACGGTTGCTGGCACCACGGGAGTGGTGGCGTCCTCGGTTGGAGTTGCTCTGACATTGGCTAACACCGAAGCAGTCGGTGGAGTAAGCGCAGGACTGGTGATCGTGGACTCCGTTCAAGTCAGCAAGAAGCCCGACGGCTTCAAGGAGATCTCGGTCAGCGCGACCCGCTACCCGCTGATCACGACTTAATCAATTTCAAAGCCAAGGCCCCCGGCTTAAAGGGGGCAACTTTTTTAATAAACCCATGCCTGAAGAACCAAATTGTGAGGGAAGCTGGTTTTCCACCAGCGACATGAAATTGGCCATCTCGCTTCACGCTGCGGGATTTGCATTTAAGCCGTATTCCGAATGCACTCGGATGACCGACAGCCAAGGGAGGGAAAGTTTTACTTGGCACTTTGAGACTCGCAACACGGATGGTGAGGACATCGTTGCTTTCTTGACCGCATGGGAAAACCCACTCGGAGAGGGGCTTGAGCGTCCAGACAACATGGTCTGCTTCCTAGTGGCCCGCGAGGCGATGTTCTCCAGGCATCACATCATTTCGGAAAGCCACAAGGTTCCCAATGGGTCTCTGGCCAATCGTGGTGACAAGCGGCTTGTGATCTCTCCAAAGCTAGGCCGCAACGAGCGCAACCGGCTGGCCGAAATGGCTTCCTGAGCAATGCGTCTACAAAAGCCAGATTTTTCAACACGCCTTCTGGATGTGTTGATGCCGTAAACACAACCCAAAAAAACCCGAATATGAGTGATGACATGACGCCAGATCTGAACGAGGACACAACGGAAGCTCGGAACAAAGCCCTTGATGCCAATCTTCTGAAAAGAGAGGACGAGGTTGCCGAGATGACCATGCGCCCCATCACGGCTGGAGATTTTGCCCTGATGGTGGAGGCTGGAGTCAATGTGCTGCTTGGACAGAGTGATTCTATTCCCTACGACATTGCAGCGGTGCTTTACTGCCAAACCCGCCCACAGGCAGAAATGAAGAAGCTGGCTTACAAAAAGGGGGCCTTCCGCGTGGCCGTCATTGATTTTCTCTACACCCTCCAACCGTGGATGTTCGAGGAGGCCACCCCCAAGGTGCTGGAAGCCATCCAGCTTATGAACAAGGCCCGCACCTCGGTGAGGGGTGAGGCATCGGGATCGGAAGGTCAGAACGACCCAAAAGCTGGCGACCGGGCTGGCTGACCAGCTACGTCGCAAGACTTGCTGAGAAGACATCCTGGTCGCTTGATTACATCCTCTGGCAGTTGCCACTGACCGAAGGCGTCCGGCTACTGGATTACTACGTTTGGCACGACGGGAAATCGCTACGCTGGAGCGATGACATCATCAAGGTGGGATTACTTGGACAAGACTAAAGCCAACCACTTGCCACGGGATAGAGGCTTTCGGATTTTGTCCAGGCGTTCCCACATTTCCCTTGGCATGGATAGGGAGCCGGACACCGAAACACGGCCTTTACCGCTTCCCTTTTTTCTTCCCGATCCTGGCCTGTATCCTCCGTGATTAGAAGTCGGCTTCATCACGGAGTCCTTGGAAAACGGGGAAGCGTGGCGCGGACTTCATGCCGCGTGACTGATACTGGAACCGGATCATCTTGCCCATCAAACTGGAACGCCTGTTCCAAAACTCTCCGCGCTGCTGGTCGGAAAGCCCCGTCCCGACATGGAACCGGATGGACGGGTCACTTTTCAGGCGCACGAAAAAAGAGCCAAGCCGGTCATCGGTGAAGAGATCACTGCGCTCCGGCTCCATGCCTACGATTTCCGCTTCGGCGTCCTCATAGGGCTTTAGCTTGAGCATCAGGCCCTCCTCTGAAGTGGAACGTCCCGTCTTGTATTGGCCATCAGGTCGCCGGATCACAAGGCCCTCATGATTGTCATTGAATGCCTGTTGCATCAGTGGGGTGAGTTCCGTCATGCACTCCACAAGGGTCTGCTCAATCCGGATGACACGACCGGAAAGATTCAGCGTCGATAGAACGTGATCCAGCGCGGCAATCCGATCAGAAAAGGCAGTTGAAAGAGGCGTGGCAACCTTTGGGTCAATGTAATCAAAGATGGCATACAGGAAGTCGGGCTTTCCATTTCGAGACATAATGGCCGAGGAGGTGCTGTGAAAGTCCTCTCCCTTAACGACCAGCTCCCCGTCGAATCCGATAAGACAGTTTTTCTCTAGCCAGAGGCGTGTGGCGAGATTGGGGATTGGTTTCATTGTCCTGGTCACGGCTGCTGGTTTTCCATCTCTCTCCACAATCAAGCACCGGATGCCGTCATATTTAGGTGACGCCATGAGGGGCAGTTCCACTCCTGAAAAGATGTGGAAATTGGCCGCCAGCATCGGCTCGGATACGGAGAAGCTCATGAGTGGAATTTCGCTAAAAAGTCGGTTTCTGTAAATAACAAAAACCAAGCTTTTCCCATGTTTTGACAGCCGGTGATCAGTGGATATGGCAAAGAAAACCGAAGTGGATTTTAGCAGGCTTCTCAAACGCATGAGGCGTTACGAAGAAGTCACCGGCAAAGAGATTTCCGGATCGCTCCGCCGAGGTGCCCGACTTTTGGGAGTGAATCTGGCTTATTCCGTTCCTCCTTATGGATCAGACAAAAAAGCACAAAAAAAAGGTGAGACTGCCGTTCAGAACGACATCATCAGAGTCTACACTCCATCCAAACCCATTTCCTTAAAACATCCCTCTCGTGCTTTAAGTTTCAAAGAACAGATTGAGAAATACATCACCAAAAGCCCTCGGCTCAAATTGGCCGTACTTTCCGCTATCAAAGCGTCCGATCCCGCCAAATTAAAATCCATTCTTGGTCACTTTCCGACTTTTAGCAATTTACTCTTTGACCGGTCGGTTGATCCCTCCATTCACAAAAGAACTCGTAATGATTACGGGCGAGTTCGCAAAAAATGGAAAAGCCGGATTGTGGTCATGGATTCCAAAGAGGTAAAATCCTACATCACGGCCCGTCAGGATCTGGTCGGACTGACAAAGGCTGCCTGGGCGGCCTGCGCTCAAGACGTCAATGCCGACGTGAAAGATGCCCTTCGAGGCATACCGGCATGGGTAAAGCGTCATGTTTCCCGCGTCCCTCATGCCGTGACGGACAAAAGTGAGGGATTGCTTCCGCACATCACATTGACCTCCAAGATCCCATGGGCCGACAAGGCGCTGCGTCCCGCTGACCACAAGGAAGCCATCAGAATCTCGCGTGAAAAGTTTTTTAAAAGCATGGGATATGAAATCAAGGCCGCGTTGAAAAAAGCCGAAGGGCAACCTTTTTGACTCAATCCCTTTGAGATATGGCCGCTGATATTTCAGTAACACTAGGAGTTGATGGCAAAAGTGCCGTCATCGGATCTTTTCAAGAAGTCGGAAAGGCTGGCAAAGAACTTGGCGATGCTCTCATGGAGCATACCAAGAAGCTGGCGGAAATGTATCTTGGCTTTGAATCCTTGAAAAAAGTTGTTGAAAGTTTCAAGCAAGCAATGGATGAAGCGGCAAAGCTTAACGAGCTTTCCGACCAAACCGGGATTGCTGTTGATAAGCTGGGAGTCCTTGGCCGTGCCTTTGAGCTTTCCGGTCAACAAGCCGACGACATGGGCAAGGTGGTCAATAAGATGCAAAAGTATCTGGTTGAAGCCTCCGACAACGGCAGTGAGGCCGCTTATCACATTGCCGGTCTCGGACTTAGTATGTCTGAGCTTAAAAAGCTTTCCCCGGATCAGCAACTGGAAGCAGTGGGAAAGGCCGTGGCTTCAATCTCCGATCCGAGCGAGAGGGCTGCCGCCAGCATGGCGATTTTTGGCAAATCAGGTGGCAAGCTGATGGAACTCTTCACCCACTTTGATGAAAAAGTGGAAGAATCCAAGGGACAGCTTGGTTCTTATTCCGGCATCATGGGAATGTCCTCCGAGGAATTGGAAAAGTTAGGCAATACGATTGAAAAAAGTGTCGGTCACAAAATGACTGAGTTTGCTGTTGGCGCACTCAGCAACGTGACCGGAGGACTCCAGGGACTGGCGGACATCGTGGCAAACTTTGACGCCGCCAACTTTGGAAAACAACTGACAGCCAACATGGGTGAACCATTGAAGGCATTTGCAAATGATCTCAAAGAAGGAAATTTCAAAGCAGCGTGGGAAGTCGCCCTTGCCACGACGACGATTTACGCTGAGAAAATGGGTAATGAGATCATGCGGGTTCTCAAAGCGGCTTTTGTCGGTGTCGGTACGTTTGCCCTAGAGTCCTTTGCAACGGATGCTCCTTTATTTCGAGGGATGTATCAGGCTTTTGCCGATGCCGGTAAATTCATTTTCAATACGCTGAAGGAAGCGTTTCTTCAAGCTGGAACGGCTGCCAATGCCTGGGTGAAACTCACGGTGGCCGCGCTCCGCATGGATCTTCCTTCGGTGGGGCTTGCATTGGCCGAACTAAAATATGTTCAGGGAGAGTTTTCCACCCAAGTTGAGAAAACCTCAAAGTCCTATTCCGACATCGCCGATGATGCAATGGCCGCAGCCGAGGCCAGTTACAAAAACAAAGAAAACTTTTTTGATACCGTAAAATCCCAAAAAGAACTCAACGAACTGATCAAAAAACAAAACGAGGAAACCGCCAAGCATCCTGAAAAGCCAGCTACGGAAACCGCATCAACGGATTCAACCGGTGGTGGAGGTGGAAGTGGCATCGGTGGGGCAAGTTGGAAAGCCAAGATGGCTCCGATCATCGATCCCGCATCCATCAACACAGGCCTTTATAAGAACACGCAAAACATGGGCCTTGATATGCAGGAGCTGCTTGCCGGGTCTTCTATGGGAATCACTTCAGCAATGGGAAGGATTTACGATTCCCGCATCGCGACGGCTCAAAGGACTGGAAACTTTGAGGGAGCCGCTTCTCTAATGCGCGAAAGGGCAGAAAGAACTCAAGCCATGCAGGAACACGATCTGGCAGTTGCTAATGGAGCATATGGTGGTTCTCAATATCGCAATCGAGCCGAAGCCAATGGGGCGTTTTATAATGATCAAACACCAGAAGCCATATTGAAAAAACGTACAGAATATTATCAAAAAGTGGGATACGACTGGTGGAATGCAAAACAAAACGCGCAATCAGATATAAACGATGGAACCATATCAGACTCAATCAACAAAACCGGCGGCCCTTCTGGAAATGGAAGCTCTGGTGCAAAAGCATCTGCACAAGTTGATCCAATGGAAAAACTTTCAAACAGTATAAAAAGCGATCTCAACACCATTACATCGTTTTTGAAAGGCGATTACATGAGGTTTTTGAAAGACAGCTTACCCGTTCACGCCCTTTCCTAAAATGATTTACCTCGGCGCAAAAAATGAATTGATCTTGCAGGACGTGAGTCAGTTCACACGCCCCTCTGGAATTGTACAGAGGGAATCGACTTACATAACGACCACGGACCCTAACAATGCTGGAAGATTCAAATACTTTGAGGATCTGCATCCCACTCAAGTGACATGGTCGCGGCAGAATGGCCTGACCGCTTACAAAGTCACCGAATATATTGTAAAAAAAGGACGTTTTATTCCAACCGTGATTGTTTCGTCGGTTGCCGGAAGTTACAGCAATGGTGGTATAAGATTTGGTTTTATTAAAAAGTTTAACAAAATCTACACGGTTTCAAACGATGCAAGTTCCACGACGATTGGGGAAAGCATTTATAATTCTGCTGTGTATATGGACCCTGATGCAATTTACATTACCGACTACAATGGAAGAGCAACATCGGGTTCTGTTTATACGTCGGGAGATTACCCAGTAGCAAAACCCAGCATGGTTCTTGTTGGCGAAAACACTACGCAGCTTGGAAACATTTACGAGCTTGAGTTTATTTGGGAGTTGAAGTTTTTTGCAACAGATAGCTCTGGTTACTCGGCTTAATTTCTATGGGAAAAAATAAAAACGGGCTGGTAATTTTTTCTGATTACCTAAAAGAACGCGATACGCCTGGACAAAATAAACCTCCCCGTAGCATCAAAGCCGACGATCTTGATGAAAATTTCAAAAGAACCACGTTGATTGAACCAACAAATGGCGATTCAAAAAACTCCTACAAAGTAAAAGTTACCGAAAATGGAACAGAAATTGAATTTGTTTCCGACCAGAAATACATCGTTTCCATTAACGGTGCACTTTATTCTGTCGGCTTTGTAACAGTTGGAACACCTCAAGCCTTGTGAGGTTTACAACCCTTCAGGATGTTGATGGGGCTTCGTGTTTTAGCGGGTTCCCATTTTCAATCCCTGAAACAAAAAATTACAAAGATGTCGGGCTTGGCACAAATTATCCATGGGGCCTAACTGCTGACGATTTTGCCAAATTTTATTGGAGGTGCCGATGGGATAAAATGGTCGTGGATACCAGTGTCAATGTGGCCTCTTCTGTTGTTGCATACCGTTCAACCGGTGGTGATGGTCCAAATGGACACCTTGAAAACAATGCTTCCGTTTTTTTGAATGAAACTTCATTTGACCTACAACAAAGTTATTACTACCCAAAAGATAATGGCGGATTGTGCTATCGATTTTCGGAGCCTTGGGGATTTTCATATCGGAAACTGGAACATGGAGATGCTTACAACAGTACAAATACCAACTCAAACCCATACCTAACTTGTGACGTTTCCATAACGTGCGATTTTGGTTTTTTTCATGAGGCTTTAAAATTTAACGGTCTGTATTGGCCGCGCCTGACCTTTCAGTTTTTTGTAGGAGCATGGGCTGTAATTCCAGAAATCTCGATTGGGAATGCCGTTGAGGTGGAACATTCTTACAACACAAAGAACACCTCTGGAAAAGAGCGATATGTAAAGTTCTTGGGAAAAAAATTTCCAATCTATGGACAAGAAAGCGCATTTAACAAAGCTAGTTATGATTACGACGCGATTGTCGGTTTTGCTTCAGCGGCCGTTGGCGAATTATCCATAAGCCCTCCCTATTACTGGAGGTATACCAATTCTCAAGGCTACGATGTCTGGGACATCAAGACGGGTATTCCTCTGCAAGATCCCCTTTCCTAAAATCGTGTTTTGACATGGGAAAGAATGGAAATGTCCATTCGCAAATTCTTTGTTGATCTTGATTCCAAAGCACTGGTTGATTCTCCCAGTTCACCGGCTGTTGCGACAATAGCCCCTTTTTACACCGGAGATGTTGAAACGCTGCGCCTTTACTTTTTGCGGAAAAGCACGGTTTTTCAGAATCCATACAATTTTTCCGATCTGACAGGATATGGAGTTTCTGTCGGAGCCGGTCTGATTGCTTCGGAACCTACGGATGGGGTCTGGACCATTTCCTACGGAGGTCAAACCACCACGACGCTGGCGTACAATGCAACGGCCATTCAAGTGGCCGCTGCTCTCAATGCACTCAGCACGATCACTGCGGCTGGCGGAGTGGCGGTTTCCGGCGACGTGGCTACACGTTTTCAAATTCGTTTCTTGAATGTCGGCACCCGCGATGCGCTGACAACCAATCTGGAAGATCTTACGCCCGCTACGACACAAATCCTGACAACGCGAGTCGTTGGATCGGCAACGGCGCGCCAAATCGTTTACCTTGAACTTGCCCAGGCAGCCAATGCCAAGGCGATTTTGGCAGTCAAAAATACACCAATCACTCTTTCCCTAGAGGTTCTTCAGCCGGGAGGGGAGTACTATTCGGGAAGTCAGCTTGTGAGCTTTAGCGACCGGCCTCTCAGCGGGTCTTTTACATTCTCCATTCCATCAGTTTCAAAAAACGCTGATGCGGGAGCCATTGTGAATAATGGCCTTATCAGCACAGCTACAAACCACGGCTTTGCAGTGGGAACGGTAGTGTCGCTCAATAACTTTGACGTCCCTCCTGCGGGTGATCTGGATTCCATTATGGTCAGCGGCTCTGAAGTCCCACAAGAATATCGCGGCATGTATTACAGCGGCGACAGTGCGTATATCAAATCGTTGCTTTCTGCCAAAGTTGTCGGATCAGAGTTCGTCACTTATTACAACAAAACAGTCAACAGAACCGTTGTTGTGGGATCATTGCCAAGCGAAGGAGACTATTCCTCACTTTATTTTGTCCCCAAAAACGCTTCTGTTGTTTATGAAAACACTCAAAAGACTTATTTGGACGCAAACGAGTCACCTCATCCAGATTATTTGCCAGATTATGATTCATTTGTTTCTGGTTGGACTCAGGCTAGTTCCTCATACTCTGGTCGAGTTTTTTATTGGACAAAAGGGGATGGATTCCATCAGTACGGATATTTTAAAGAAACATCTTCCGGTTTCACTTTTTGGCAATATCAGGATTTTGATTTACACGTTAATTTCACTGATTATAACTTCCGCCCAATAAGCCCTATATCTTCCGGCACACAAACCGTTGCTGGAGCCAAAGTCTTTGGAATTTCTGGTGCTTGCATTCGTTTTGCTGAAGGAACTCCCGACAATACGCTTTTCCCATATTGCAGATGGTCAATAGCGCATGATGAAAATTTTCTGAAAAACCCTTTCGGAGCATCAAACGCCACGGAAATTGTCAGGACTGCATATTTCTCGCTGACTTACACGCAACACGCATTTTTCAATACATCTGCCAATAGCAGGCCTTATGATTACACATGGCCTGCCAATGTTTCGGTGACAAAAGCGGCCACGGCTTCCAATGGGGTTCTCTACAAAGTTGCCACGATCCCCACTTCAAAAACTTTTACCCTTCAGAAATTCGATACCACCCCGCTGTATTTTAACAGCCTGAACACAAGCACAGGGACAGTTTCCACCCAGTTTGAAACAAGCTATCCGGTTCCCTACAACGCCACTCCGGCGGAAGTGCAGTCATGCCTGGAAAAACTCTCTGGAATTGGCACCGGCAACGTGGTTGTTGGCGGTTCGGCATACAGCTATTTTGCCATCAATTTTATTGGGGCAAAAAGCAACATTGAAGTTCCTCCTCTTGTGGTGAATTCCAATAACATTGCCGCGCCCGTTTATTTTGAAGGCAACCTAGCATTCACGTCAGAAGACATCCGAGATGCCATTGGTGATGCGGCAACGGTTCCGTTGACTCTGGAAATTAACATACAAAAAGATGGCACGAGGTCCACTGTTGCTCAGGCAGCGATTGCGGTGAACCAGACCCTGTTCCAAAGTTAATTGCTCATTTTGACATCAAATCGCAGGCATGGCCAACACGCTTTCCAGAACGATTAAGCAGGGGGCCTCGGAAAGCTTTTCGCTGACCTTGACCGATAGCACCAGCGCGGCCATCAACTTGACCGGCTGCACCTTTGTAGCCCGAATCCGTCGGGCGGCTGGATACTCATTGCTGGCATCCTACACGCCCACAGTTACCAATGCGGCGCTAGGGAAAGTAACATTTTCCATGACTCCTGCCGTGACGGCAACGATCCCGGTTCCTTTCCCTAGAGATGCCACGCACGTTTTTGATGTCATCATGACGAAGGGCGACGGGTCCAAGGTGTCACTTATTGAAGGAACGGCAACCATAACTCCGACCATCTCATGAGCGACATCACGGTGGTCGTGGCTGACTCGACTCCGCAGAATGTGGTGGTTTCCTCCAGCACTCCTGACATCACGGAGGTCATCAATGTCGGCCCTCCTGGAGCCGGTGGCGGTGCCTCCTATGATCAAAGCCTGAATACGACAGACTCTCCGACGTTCGTCGCAGTCAATACTTCGGACGGAACCCTTCAGGGAGGCATTTATCCCGGCTTTTACGCGGACGGCCACGGGTTTGAAATGACGCATGGAGACCAGAACCAAGGCACCATTGATGTATTTGCTCCACCGCTTTCCACTGGCGAGTCCGTCAGCGTCACGCTGCCATCGGCATCTGGAACGCTTGCAATCGGAAACCAGAATCTCAATCAATCAGACGCCCCAACTTTTGCCGCCGTCAACATTAACGATGGAGGGGATGGATATGCAAGATTCGGAAGTCAAGGGGTTAACGGAAATTCAGACAATGGTCATGCCGGACATTGGGGATTATCAAAAAACGCCGTTTCTTTTGATGCTGGAGATGATGGCGGCCCCTCTACGGCACTTGTTCATGGTGGCATCACATACAATCCCGACGTTTCAGTTTCTGCTACGCCGCTAGAGTATTCTTTTCCATCATCTTCTGGAACCTTTGCCACCGAGGAATCCGTAGCCACAAATTACGCCCCTCTTGTCGGAGGTCTTGTTCCTGCTGCGAACCTTCCGAGCTATGTCGACGATGTTCTTGAATACGCCACCACTGGAAACTTCCCCACCACCGGCGAATCTGGCAAAATCTATGTGGCAACAGTCACAGGCAGGATCTACCGTTGGACCGGTTCAATCTATGCCGAGGTTTCTCCATCCACGGCACAAGTTCAGAGCGATTGGTCGGCATCTTCTGGCCTTGGTCAGATCTTGAACAAGCCAACCCTATTCAGCGGGTCTTACGGCGACCTGACAGGAACGCCGTCCTTATTCAGCGGTTCCTACACCGACCTCACCAACCGCAATCACGCTTCCACTCATGCAACAGGAGGATCGGATAGTCTGACTGCTGCTGATATTGGCGCAATATCGAACGCTGGAAATGCGGTATTCACCGCTGGATGGTGGTCAAGAGGAAGTTTTCCAACTGGCTCTGGAGGATCAGGGTCAGGATCTGCGGCTTACCCACTCAACACGATTGGAACGTGGGGCGTCATAAAAGCCACCGGATCAACGCCTCGGTTGTATGTTAACGACAATGGAACTCAGAAGTTCCTTGAGTTTCAAACTTCGGCGTTCGCAACCGTAGCAACCAGCGGATCGTATGCAGATCTTTCCAGTAAACCAACTCTCGGAACCGCCGCCGCAAAAGACATACCCGCATCCGGCAATGCCTCCTCCACACAAGTGGTCTACGGGTCGGATACCCGCCTGACGGATACCAGGACACCATCGGCACACACTCATCCGCTTTCTGATTTAACTCAGTCCTCTGCGACAACAGGACAAGTTGCAACGTGGAATGGAACCGCTTGGGCTGCCGCCACTCCGGCAAATTTAACCGATGCCTCGGCACTGACTTCAGGAACGCTTTCCGATGCTAGGCTTTCCAGCAACGTGACATTGCTTACGTCTACTCAGACGCTGACCAACAAAACGCTCACGACACCCAATGTTGGCAATGGCAGCACCAATGCCATTTTGACCGCATACACGGCCAACGTACTTTCGGTGGCCAATTCAACAACCGCTTGCGGGTTTTCTGTATTTAATACACGCGATTCCGGTGGAACAAACTACGAGGCGGGGATCTTTGATTTTACCACGAATGCCAACTCCCTGACCATTGGGACGGTGAAAAGCGGCACCGGCACGGCCCGTCGCGTCAGGATCAATTCAGCAGAGCAAATTGATTTTTACTGCACGGACACAAGCCGGATGTTCCAAGTTTCAACGTCTGCGGTGACTTCATTTAATTCCTTTGGCTTTCAATGGTTTTCTTCCGCATCCGATCCAACCACATCATCAACACCATTTTCTAACGGAACTTCCTATTGCGCGGTCTACAAAAACACCACTTCTGGAGTGGTCAGTTTGTGGGTGCGTGACGGTTCCACCATGAAAAAGGTTGCCCTGGCATAATATGACACCAGAACAAGCTCTCCAAATTGTATCCGATGCCCTTCAGCCAAACATGGCAGGAAAAGTGACCCGCGTCGGTTACGTTGCCATAGAAGAAGCCATTCAGGCTCTTTTCAAGATTGTGCAATCCACTCAAAAACACGATGAGTGATCCCAAACCATTTTCTCAATCCCTGCGGGAACTTTTTCTGGCCGCTGGTGGCGGTCATGGCCTTCTTGCCATTTTGGTTGCCATTGCCGGGATTATCTATATTCCCTTCCGCGTCTCTTCCATTGAGGAACACGACCGGCTTCAGGACGGCAGGCTCTCCGCCATCGAGGCCGACGCTCAACAACGGCGTGAACTTTTGGCATCGGTAGCCGCCACGGTTCAATCCATTGACCTCCGCTGCCGACGTATTGAGGACGCCCTGACTCGCCACTAGGTTTTGACATGCCTCTGGAGGAGATGAATATCCTCCGCATCGTCGGATTACTGGCGCGGCATTTCTGGTTCAGCCTGCTCTACGTTTTGACCTCAATCCAGCTTGCCCTTGGATGGTGGGTCGTAATCTTTCGCCACTGGCTCCACGGAAGGCTCCTCAAGTGGGCGGCTATGGTGACTCCCTTCATTGTGATCCTGACCCTTTCAGGCTGCGCCTCGGCTCCCAAGCATGATGCCATCGCCCCATCGCCGGTGGCGGTCGTCTCCTCGGTCTCCTCGGCCAACACGGCAGCGGTCGCCCTGAGTGGCTATGTCGCCCCCGGTGGCGATAAAGCTTTCACGGAACTCACCAACTCGCTTGCAACGGCCCAGATCGCCGTCGGCCAGTACGTCGGCAAAGTGGACGAACAAGCCCGGCAACTGGAATCTACCCAGAATGATGTGGTCTACTGGAGAAACAAACAACAGAAGGCTTTGTCAGAACTTCTCTGGTGGCGCGGGATTGCCCTGCTCTCAATCCTCGCCGTGGTCGGTTATATCGGCGTCAAAACCGCATGGAGGTTTACCTTTTGAACTTCCTAAAATCGGCTCTCTGCGAAGCAAACGGCGATCCATCTAGCGTCAGAATTGGCCTTTGGTTGATTTTATTCACCGTAGTCGGAGTCACCGTTTATTTTGTAACGCGGCACATCCTGACCCGCGACGTGGTGGATTGTCCACCGAACATTGCCAACCTTCTTTCCGTGGCGGTTGGATCTCTCAGCGCGGCCAAGGGCATCAGCAAATTTGCTGAAAAGCCATGACCATCGAGGACATCCTGGCTGCGGCCTCGGTGGCCTCTTATCCGGCAGCCTTCCGTAAAGCCCTTGCACTGGTCCTCCAGTGGGAGTGTGAATACGCACCCGATCACAAGACGATCCGGTGGGAAAATGACCCCGACGATCCGGGTGGGGCCACCTTTGCTGGTCTCCTAAAACGCGACGGGGAGGTGACTGATGCTTCGACTGCCGGTGATATTGCTTTCTGTTATTTCAGCAACTACTGGATGGCTTTCACAGGCCTTCCCTCGCCGGTGCAATCGGTTTGTTTTGTCTCTGGGGTGAATATCGGAATCCACCCAGCCATTCGTGCCCTTCAGTTTGCGCTGAATGATTACTCGGCCCGACTGACCATCGATGGATCTCTAGGGGATGTGACCCGTTCCGCAGCAATGTCCGTGCCCGACTCAACCGGACTAGCCATGTCCTTCCTGCAAAAGGTCCGCCGCCACTACGAGGGGATCGTGGAAAAGCGTCCCTCCCAGGGGAAGTTTCTCAATGGGTGGCTGAACCGGCTCGACGCCTCGAAGTCTCTCCTGGCATGAAACGCATTGCGCTCACCGGGCTGGCCCACAGTGGCAAATCCACCGCAGCCGAGTACCTGGTAAAGCGTTACCATTTTCAACGGATCTCCTACGCCGCGCCTATTAAGCGGATGATCCGCTGCCTTCTCATCGAGAGTGGTGCCGGATTTGTTGAAGCTCATGAGATGGTGGATGGCATTCACAAGGAGCAGGAAACGCCTCTCCTGCAAGGCCGGTCGCCTCGCTTTGCACTCCAGCAGCTCGGCACGGAGTTTGGTCGCAATATCATTGCCCAAGACATCTGGCGGGCGATCCTGCTGCGCAAGGTGCGCCATTCGCTGCATCCGGTGGTGGTGGATGACTTGAGATTCGCCGATGAAGCCGATGATCTGAAATTTGAAGGATTCACATTAATCCGCATCGTCCGTCCTGGCACCGGCAAAAGCTCGGTTCATGTCTCCGAAGGGCAGGAGTTTGACGTGGACCATGTAGTGGAGAACACGGGGGATTTTACCGCGCTCTTCGCCCACATCGACTCAACCCTATGAGCATCCAAGGAAATATTGTTAAATCCGCGCTGGATAAGTTTCCCGATACTCCATCGCTCACGCTGGCAAAGAAACTCTATAAAAAGCACCCGGAGGTTTGGTCCAATCTGCAATCTTGCCGAGGCACCATTCAATACCATCGCGGCGCAAGCGGAAAAAAAAACCTTATTTGGATGGCCGACAAACGCAATGTGCGACCTATTCAAAAGCCCGGAAATCCATTTCTTCCCGTCAGCTCGGAACGGAAATTCACTCCCTACCTCCTCGAGGGCAAGGTGATCGGCGTCCTCGCGGATGTCCACATTCCTTACCACAACACCCCGGCCCTCGAGGTGGCACTAGCCCATTTCAAAAAGCGCAAGGTCGACACGATCCTCCTCAACGGCGATACCATTGATTTCTACCAGCTCAGCCGCTTTGAAAAGGATCCGCGTGAACGCAGCGCAGCCGATGAGATCGCTGCGGTCAATGAGTTCCTGGATTACCTCCAATACAAGTTTCCCAAAGCAAAGATCATCTGGAAGGATGGCAACCACGACGAACGCTACACGAGCTATCTCAGGGTAAAGGCGCCGGAATTATTGGACATTCCGCAATTCCGATTTCCCGATCTCATGTCCTTTGCCAATCGTGGCATCGAGTACGTCACCGACAAGCGACTCATCCATGCAGGCAAGCTCACGATTCTGCACGGCCACGAGTATCGTCAGGCGATCCTAGCCCCCGTCAACGCGGCCAGGGGATTTTTTCTGAAAGCCAAGGACAGCACACTCACCGGCCACCTCCACCAGACCAGCGAACACACCGAGCCGACCGTGCGCTCAAAGATGATCACGTGTTTTTCCTCCGGCTGTCTGTGCGACCTTCATCCTCACTATATGCCTCTAAACCGATGGAACCACGGATTTGCCGTGGTCGAGATGGCTAGGGCAGGGGATTTCGAAGTGGAAAACCGACGGATCCATCACGGGGTTCTCCTGTGAGCGCCGACGCCCCTCAGGACGCCGAGGGATGTGTCCGGTGGGGCCTCACCCTCGATGTCATGGTCAAAGGGATCGAACTCCCATTCCGGCTGCGGGTGGTCACCGATGACGAAGAGAAGATGTTGGAGGCCCTCTGCGAGTTTCAGCTCATGATCGTGGAGAAGGTCAGGGGAATGCCATGAAACTTCCCAAGAAAATCCACATCAGGGAGCGCCGACTCGGAAAGGAACGTGCCCTCGGGCTGGCTCATCATCCCGATATGATCGAGATCGATCCGGTGAAGCAGGGGAGCAGTCGTGAGCGACTTGACACGGTCATTCACGAAGGGATCCATCTCCTGCTACCCGATGCCAGTGAAATGATGGTTCGGGCCTACGCCAACCGGCTCTCCGACCTCCTCTGGAGGGATAACTGGCGCCGGATTGAGTTTTAGGCGTGGGGATCGTGCCCGGAAGCGACCAAAATCTGCCGCGTCAGGATGTTCTGACGTTGGGCCTCTTCAGTCAGCGTTTTTGTGGCTTGGATCTGCTCAGCCATTTTTCCATTCAAGGTCATGAGCTGGACGATCACAATGATTGGAAATAGCAAAGCGATCAGGGACAAGGCACCGGCAATCAATACCCCAAAAATCCCAAGGGCGGCGGCACTCTCAAGGGCTGATCCTATGATAAATGTGTGCATGATTATTTTGTAATGTGTTGGGAGTGAAGGATTTCAGTCATTTTTGTCGCTGTTAGGGGGCAACGGATATCTCTTATAGATGGCCTCACGGATGACATCGGTGATTTTGGTGCCAGGGCCACGTTTTTCAGCTTGTTTCTGTAAGTGGAAATACCACTCCTCGTTGAGTCGGATCAGCACCGTTTTGTTCAATTTCATGCTGTCAATGTATATCAATGATTTCTTTTGCAAAGCTTTTTTTGATAAGCAAAAGAATTATATTGTATCAAAATATATTTTTGTATATCAATCGTACAAATGAACGGAATAACATTGAACAAACAAGTGAACCTTCGTCTTGCAGAGCCAGTATTTAAGCATCTCCGCAGGCTTGCAGATGAGGAAGACCTGAAGGTTTCCGACATGATCCGCAGGGCCATCAAGGAGACCTACGGGTCACCCAAAAAAGAAAAAACCTTGTAATGCAACTGCTTAACAAAAGCCAACTTGCCGAGCAACTCGGTCGCTGCCCGACGTATGTCAGCGGAATGGTCCGCTGCGGCTACCGGATGAAGTTTGGGTCAAAGACCACGCTCAAACACGCCTTGGCTTGGCTGGCCGACCAATCCGAGCTTTCTGAAGGCGGTTTTCGGCTCGCGCAGGCTTACCCTTCGATGGCGATCCCAAAGTCGCAGCGGTTGGTGGGGCTGAAGGCGAAGTCAACGCATCCACGCAGCAATCGAGGTCACCGGCTTCTAGCCGCGTGTAAATAGCATGGATCTCGCTGGACGCATGACCAATGAAGCGACGGGCCATCTGCTCGTTCACTCCAGCGCGGGCCAGCTTCGTGATCACGGTCACCCTGGTGCTGTGAAAGCTGAAATTGCATCCCAGTCGCTCGAAGATTCGCGACCAGTCCCGGCTGGCCAGCCGGTGGAACTCCCACGTGCGGGTGGCTCCCTCGGCCTTCAGCTTCAGGAGGAGTTTCTTCACCTCCGGCATGAGCTTGGTGGTGTGCCTGCGTCCTCCCTTCAGGGTGAAGGTGATCAGGTCGTGATCGAAATCCACATCGCAGAGTGGGAGGCTGGTCTCGGCCAGTCGGCAGCCTTGATTGATGGCAATGGTCCAGCAGATTTCCCTCCAGTCGGTTTTTTTGGGAAAACTGGCCTCAACCTTGGCTCGCTCGGCGTCACTGATGACCGGCTTTCTTTCGGGGGTATCGCGCTCAATGCCGAGCTTGCTGGCTGGATTCCGGTCGATCCACTCCCGGTTATAGGCCTCAAAAAGGATTTTTCTCAGGATACGGAGGTCATGGATGGCCGTGTTCCGACAGACGCCTTTGGCGATGCGCCAGTCCAGGTAAGCGAAGCAGTGCTCCCGCTTCACCTCGGAGGCGGATCGGATCCCATGCTTGGTAAAGAAAGCCGAAAGGTTTTTCCATGCGCCCAGGTAGCTTTCCAGAGTCCCGTCGTTCTTGTTCTGGGAAGTAAGCCACGGAATCACCCAGACATCGAAGGCCCTCGGGGATCGATCCGATCTGGGTGCACGGCATTCCTCCATCTCTTTGGAAGCCCTCAGTTTTCTGGCCTCTCGGGTCTGTGCAACCGAATCAAGCAGAAGTCCGGTGGACTCCTGAACACGCTTTCCAGTCTCATTGAAGTACTTAATCCACCAGTAGGGGCTTCCGCCCCGCTTATACAGTGACGCCATAGTGTAGCCAGTGTAGCCAGAAACCCAAAAAAACAACACGCCAAAAGAGACAACCAAAGAGAAAACATGAAACTCCATCAGAGAAAACCATATTCATGGTTCAAATCCATGCGGGGCAGCTCCTGTGTTTATCAGGGTCTGCGGGTTAGTGTAGCCCACAGTGTAGCCGGATATCGGCAAGGGGGTGGCCTGTGATGGCCCTGATCTCCCTGATCGTTTTCCTGATCCTGATGTGGGGTCGGGATGAGTTTGCGGACCTTTTGTCCCGTTTCTTCGCTTTTTTTTTCAAAGGGGGTGCCGAGTGATCCGGCGCTTTTTGGCTTGGTATCTCCGTTTTGTGGGGGTCAAGGCCACCCGTCCCATCGGTAAGTTCACCCCCATTTTGGAGAAAATATGAATGGGGTGCTCCGCACGGCCACGGGCCGGATGTCTCTTTGTGATGAAGTCGGGTGCGAACAGGTGGCGGGGGTCGTGGTCGGCCCCCGTCATCTCTGCGTCCATCACGCCTATGAAGAGTCCCAGTGCTGGAAGGCTCTCGCCCATCTGGGCCTGCGCCCGATGTCCAAGGATGAGGAATTAGCCAGGAGGGAGCAGTCATGAGGACTCCAACGCCCTCCTGGTCGCTCAAGGTGCGTTCCCTGATGGATTCCACGGGGAAAAACTACTGGGAGTGCTGCGCCATCTTGGGACGCCGTGGAGGCATTGTCTCAGCGGCCCGTCGTGCCTCCCAATCCACTGCCCTCGGCAACGAACGTCGCAAACAGGAGGCCATTGGGATCCGATGAGGGAAGTCACCCTCGACGATGCCCTGATCGGTCTCATCCATTCCATGATTCTCCAATCCGTCGAAGATTACCGAAAACTCCAGTCCTCCGGGGTGATCGGTCTGCATGGTGAAATCTACGGTCACAAGTTCCGTGGCCGGATTTCCAAAAGCGCCTATCACCACATCGATGGCTTCCGATATGAAAGTGAGGCTGAGGAGCTGGTGGATTTTATCCGTGGCAAATCCTTGGACTTCCTCTGCGATGCCATCGGACACAAGGCTTGCCGGATCCGCAAGGCTCTTGGTCTTTCCAAGGAGGTGCTGCCATGATCCCGACAGGAATCTCGGCTTCCCCGGAGGGTGCCTTTCATGCCTGGGTGAATGACTCCCTCGAGGTGGCTTATCACCCCGATCTGGCCGCAGAGATCGACACGGAGGAGGAAATCCTAGCCGATCTCCTGGGGATCACCCCCAAGCAGGCTCTCCGTGTCATGGAGTGGCACGAACAGGAGAACAAGAAGGTGGCCACGGAGCACCGTGAGGCCTTTGGTCGGGTCATCGCTTTCCTGCTTCAAGGCAAAAATCTCCCAGTGATGGTTCATGCTCTCGCCCTGGCAGCCGGTCTCGACCAGCTCAATGGGAAGAAGTCGCAGGCCCAGATCGCCCGGGAGCTGCGATGCACCCGCGCCCTGGTGAGCCATTACGTGATCGGATTCACGGATATTCTGGGCACAACGGTGACCAAGTTCCGTAAGTCGCAGGAGAGCCGTGCCACATTTCGGGAGGCCCAACTTAACCGCCGCAGCAGGGCCTAGCGGCAAAACATAACATACAATGAATAATGAAATGACACCGGCGGGATATTTCCGCCCTGATGGTCTGGTCCTTCCGGAAGTGCTTTCCGGTCAGGAGTTCTTCGATGTCGGCTATCAGATCCGACTCGCCAAGAAGTGCTCCTCGATTTGGATGCGCCAGTGGAGGGAATATGGAGCCAATAATTACGGGGAGGACTATGTCGAGGAGACGGAGCGCAAGATCGACCGGCAGCTCGATCTCGCGCTCGGCCTACCACCATCCGAAGAAACCGAAAAACCCAACCTGAACGACGGGCTGGGGAAGGGAACTGCCATCGTGACCATCGAAGGGATCCGACAGTCTTTCGATATCTGGCGCCGGAAGGTCAACGTGGACCGATGGAATACCAACGACCGCAAAAAGGCCTGTGAACTCATCCGCCCGGTGGTGGAGTTCTATGATTTCCTGCTATCTCAAGAAGGAGGTGCCAAGTGAGCGAAGAAGTTAAAAAGTACGGTTTTTCCTGTTGCCAAAATTGCAAGTTTTACGACGAAGGAACGTGTCATAGATACGCCCCCAGACCGTATTTGTGGAAGCTGCCGGAACAATTTCAAAATGTCGTCTGGCCGGAAGTAAACGATTACGAAATCTGCGGCGAGCACGTCAGAGAATAAATGGCGATTCCGATCACAGAACGGGCGTCACGTTATGTCGCCCGAATGGATGCCGCTGTATCCGGCGCTGGTGGCCACGATGCCACCTTCGCCGTGGCCTGCGCCCTCGTTCATGGGTTCTCCCTCGGGGAATCCGATGCGATGTCGATCATGCAGGAATACAATGCCCGTTGCGCTCCTGCCTGGAGTGAACGGGATCTGGCCTACAAGCTCCGCAGCGCGGCCAACTCCCACTCCTCGAAGGGGACCGGCTATCTCCTCGGAGAGAACAGGAAACCAGAATCTGGAAACCTAAAATCGGACTGGAAACCCCTGCCTGCAACTGAAAAGGTAAAGTTCGATCCGGCGGCTCTTGCCCGTGCGGCTGGCGATTTTCGCCCCAGGCTGGACTGGTTTGCGGCCCGTTCCTTCGTGGATCCGGCCCTGACCACTTCGGAGGATTTCCTCGCCCTTCTTTATGCGGGAGAAAAGGTGCTGATCTTCAATGATTCCCGATCCCAAGGTCAGGCAGTCTGGCCCGATGAGTCGCTGCCCTGCACCTCTACCGACGGGATGTGGTTCCTCTCCAATCCGGTCGATGGCATCGAACATTCCAACCCGCGCACGGGAAATCCCTCCCGCCGGTCTGAGGAGTCGATCACGAGATGGAAATTTGCCCTGCTGGAGTCCGATGAGGCGGATCCCTCCCTGTGGCTCTCTGCTCTGGCCAAGTCTACGCTGCCGATCTCGGCCATCTACTCTTCGGGCGGTCGCTCGGTCCACGCCTTGATCCGTGTCCCAGGCCAAGGGACCGGCATGGCCCGACTCTCCGGCCCAACATCGAAGTCGGAGTGGGATGCCTGGGCACAATCGATGAAGCCGCACCTCGCCCGGATGGGTGCCGATCCGAAGGCCCTGACCGCTGTCCGGCTGACCCGTCTGCCCCAGCAATACCGTGGAGATCGTCTCCAGAAGCTTCTGTATGTGAATCCGCTGCCTCCCTTTGGAGAACGGATCATCGATATCCCGCCTCGCCGGGATGCCCTCCGCGATGCTGTCGCAGCCGCCCGATCCGCCTCGATGGACGAAGATGCCTGCGCGATGGCCGAGGCTGTCCACCGGCTCTCTTATTACGAGCCCATGAATCCGAAATTCACCAAGATGATCGTGGAACTCGAACGCGACATCACGACCCTAGCCGATCTGGCGCGGTGAATTGACACGCTTTTTACATACCCATGCCCCACACTGAAACACTGGGATCCTCTCCTGAGGCTCCCGTGCCGCCCGCACCCGAGAGGTCCTCGGATCCTGCGAAGCGGCAAGATGATCCCAACTACCCCGAAGTGGAACTGCCCCGCGTGGGCCGTGTCCTGGCTGAGTTTGCCCATGACATGGGAAAGATCCTCTGCACCAACGGGGTTTATCTCCAAGACGGGGAGCCGGTCGTGCTCGAACCGCGCACCGACCGGATGGCCCTGCTCTCTGCGGACTGCTTCCGCACCTATGCCGAAAAATCCCTGCGAACGGTGAAGATGTGCAAGGTTCAGCGATCCCACCCGGACGGATCCAGCAGCGTGGAGTATGTCTACCGTTCCGATTCTATGAACAAGATGCAGGCTCAGGCCGTGCTCTCATCGCACCAGTTCCGAGAACTCCAGCGTCCGCTGCGCCGGATCTCCCGCATTCCTGTGCCGATCTTCCGCGATGGGAAGCTCACTTTACAAGGCCCTGGCTACGATCACGCCACCAAAATCCTCGTGAAGGAATAACTCTCATGCCAAACACAACAACACCGACCACGACTGACACGCCAAGAACGGATGCAGATAGAACGCCGATACAAGACATAAATGGTCAGTTGGTTTATGTGAATACCCCAATGTTATGCAAACAGCTTGAGCGAGAACTCTCGCAACTCAAAAAACAACAGTTGCAGCTCATGAATCACCTAAACGACTCCCTCGATGAGGTGGCCCATCTGAACCGTCACCTCTCCGGCGTATGACCTATGACGTGATGCCCAAGGAGGCCGCTGTGGATTTCCTGAGGGATTTCCTGCGGGAATTCCCATTTGCCAATGATCAAGGGCGATCCCTTGCCTGTCAGGTGGCCGCGATGATGAGTCGCTTTGCCGTCTCTCTACTGCCGGAACAGGCTCAGGTGCCTATGACTATCTGGAACGCCAATGGTCCAGCGGCAGGCAAATCTCTACTAGCTCAGGTCGTGGAGATCCCGGTGCGCGGGTATGCTGCCATGCGTCCCTTTCCAGAAGAAAAGGAGGAACTCCAGAAGGTGCTCGACTCCGAGGTGCTGGCCGGATCGGACTCGATCATCTTCGACAATGTGAAGGATCGCATCGATTCCTCTTACTTGGAGCAGTTTGCCACGTCCTCGGTGGTCTCGGTGCGCCGCCTCGGCTCCAGTACCAAGCATGAAATCGCAAAGCAGACGATGGTCATGATCACGGCCAACCAAGCCGAGGTCTCTGCCGATATTGCCCGTCGGTCGATCTTCATCGATCTCTTCCAAAAAGAAGCCGATCCGCAGGCCCGCAAGATCGAGCGTCCGATGGGCGCCGAATACCTGAGCCGTCCCGAGGTGCGCTTCCGCATTCTCTCGGCGCTCTGGTCTCTGGTGGTGGCATGGGATCAAGCCGGTCGCCCTGCCTGCTCATCGAGGCTGGTGGGATTCGAGGACTGGGCTGACGTGATCGGTGGGATCGTGGAGTATGCCGGATTCGGTGATCCGCTGCTCCGACCGTCTTCAGATGAGTTTGGCGATCCCGATGCCGGAGACATGATGTCCTTGGTGAAAACGATGGCCGAGGGATTGTTCCGAGATGCGATTGAGTTCCAATGCCGCAACGGTGTGACCTTTGATGAACTGATCGAGATCTGCCGAGATCGTGGTCTCTTTAGTGAACTGATCGCCGGACGGACTGATCGGGAGACCAAGGAGTTCGAGATCTATGCCAAAAGCCGCACCAAGATGGCCAAGCTCTTTGCACGATACAATGGGCGGGTTTTCCGATTCGGTGGCGATCTGGGAACCGTGAAGCTTGAGCGTGTTGGGGGTAAGGACAACCGCAAATGGAGAGTGAGCTGATCCGATAGCCACTGGGGGTATCAATCACGCTGTGCAAGGTTGCCACCATGCACAGGGTTTTTCTTTTCATTGCCGTGCTGCTGGTTGGATGTGCCAGTCATAATACTGACAAAGATGACATGATTCTGGATTCATATATGAGAGGTTATATCGACGGCGTCGCAGCATCGCATCACCCTCGACTATCGCGTCCCACCTCCTGTGGTGTACCGATTGCAACCGACTATCGATAGTCGGTGAATGCCACCGATTGAGCAGAAAAGGGTGAGGGTGTTTTAGTTTTTGGTGCTGTGCCGACTATCATAGTCGGTTTGTCGACTATGCTTCCGCACCATCGTCGGATGAGTCAAACGGCTTTCCATGAATCAGTTGCGTTAATCAATCCGACTATACCGACTATTTTAAGAGATACTCAGATGAAATTTACAAATTGAAACAAATGCAACCGGAGGGAAAATTGCTTTGATAGTCGATACCGCCCCCTGGGTAAGGAATCTATTCCACCAACTAATCCATCGCGGTTGGGCGCACT